TCAGGCTCGGAAGGCGCCAGCTTTTGGCTCTCGGCCGAGTTTGCGAACCGCCTTCCGCGCACGTTCACGAGCGCTGTTGTCTTTACTGGCTACGTATCCGCCATTCTTCGTCATGGGGCCGACTTTGACGCGCCTGGCCGTTTTGGTTCGCAGGGTTTTGGCCGCGTCTGCCGCGGTCGTACGGGGGCGCCCGCCTTTCGGTCCTGATTTCTTCGGCACTACGTCTTTCGACCCGAAGCCAAGCCGGAAAAACCAGCGGACCAGCCTTGCATCGGAGTCATCGGCCCCGATTTCAAGCTCGACCCTCGGAAGCTTACCGCGCCTGTTCTTTCCCTTGCTGCGCTTCTCTCGCTCCAGCCTCAGCGCTCGGCCCTTCCGGTATGCCGTAAAGCATCTTTCGCCCGTTGCAGTCCCTGCGAACAAGGCCCATAGCGTTCCCAAATTGTGCAACTTCTCGACCGCAACAATCAGCTCGGCGAACTCCGCGTGCTCGTCATTACCAAGCGGTTTCGGAGGCTCTGATAGGTCGTCTAGGAAATCGGCATCGGTTAGCCTGCGACCTTCGCGCTTGGCGGCTGCACGACGGCGACGGACCAGCGAAATCGGTACGCTGTAATGGCGAGCGATATCTGCAATTGTAGCGTCGTCGGCCATCACGATGCTACCGGCCGCAATGCCACGACCTTTGGCGACCGCTCCTGGCGCATCTCATCGCAGCGGTCGGCCCACCACTGAGCCAGCTTGCGGCGAGCATCCCAATACGACGCGCGATTGTAGACCGCGCGGATTTGATTTTTGTCCAGATGGGCGAGCGCGGCTTCAATGGTGTCGGGATCAAACAAGCCGCTCTCGTTTGCAATCGTCGAGAAGGATGAGCGGAACCCGTGCGGCACATGAACGTCGCTCTCGTATCCGAGCCGTCTGAGCGCCGAATTCAGTGCGCCTTCCGACATCGGCCGAAGGGATGGGCGTTTCGACGGTTGACCGTCTCTGCCGACCGTGCGGCGAGGCTGGGCACAGGGAAACACAAATTCACCCCAGCCAGTCAGCTCGCGAAGCTCGGCCAGTATGGCGACCGCCTGCCTCGATAGCGGGATGCGGTGCTCGCGCCTCATCTTCATGATTTCGGCCGGAAGCGTGACGGCTGGCTCGGTGCTATCGATGGCAATCCAAGACCAGCGCAGTTGACGAAGCTCGCCCGGCCGCAGCGCGGTGAGAGCGATGAGCTGGAGCGCCAAGCGGGTTTCGGTGGCGCCATGGTATGCGTCGATATCGCGAAGCAACCTGCCGAAGGCTGTAGGCTCGATGATGGCGGCATAGCTATTCCTTGACGGTGGCGTCAGCACGTCATCGCCGACCAGCGAGGCGGTAGGGTCGAATTGAGATCGACCGGTCGCCACCGCCATCCGGAACACGCGGCTCATGGTCTCGCGGCATCGCCGCGCGGTCTCATTACGGGTCCGACCACGCCGACCTCGGGCCTCGACCTTCTTCAGCGTAGCGAGGCACTGCATGGGCGTGATTTCGCCAATCTGCAGATGACCAACGTGCGGCCGGACCAGCGAGAGTAACCAAGCCAGCTTGCCGATAGTGCTCTCCGACCGCCGGGCGTCACCGCTCAGGGCCTTTTGCTTCTCCAACCACTCGTCAGCCACCGCCGCGAACGTCGTGGCATGGGCGACCGCCTGCGCCTGTTTTTGCGCCTTCCGCTGCGCACTGGGGTCTTTGCCATCGGTGAGCTGCCGCCGAAGCTCCTCAGCCTTCTTTCGCGCGTCGGCGAGCGTGACGGTCGGGTAGGCACCGAGCGAGATGGAGTTGCGCTTGCTGGCGAACCGATAAGAGAACCGCCACCGCCGAATGAACTTTGGGGAGTCTTTCCGAGGACGACCGCGCCTAGGCTTTACCGGCGTCACCCACAGCTCCAGCCCTTCGCCGTCGAACAGCTTCGCCACGCGCTTCCCCTCAGGGGCTGTGGCTGCCCTCGCGTCGGCATCGTTGAGAAGGTTGCGGGCCATGGCGGTAACTCTCCGGCGATCGGCGATTTGTTACCGCCATTCTTACCGTCAGTTACCGTCATGCGCCAAATTGAAAATTTCGCACCTTGACTGAATGCTGTGTATAGGCGTTCACTAAGGCGCTGAGAATGCTAACGTTATTGCGAAAATGATTCAGCGTGATGCGGGAGGTTCAGTACTATTCGGAAGACATGGTGCCGGTTGAGAGGATTGAACTCCCGACCTTCGGTTTACAAAACCTGCCATCATCGGCGCCGAAAATTCAAAAAGTATCTGCAGCGCAATATCATCCGTCGATTTCAGCTGATCCTGACCGCAGCTCCTGATCCTGAATCTGGTCCTGGTTGACCGCGGCCAAGCATCGCTCTCTGCTTCTCCTCGGGCGTGAGGAAGGCGAGATACATCTCGGTGGTCTTGATCGAGGTATGGCCCAGGCGCTGCTGCAGGACATAGATCGAGCGGCCGCTTTTCAGCCATTGAACCGCGTGGAAATGCCGCAAATCGTGGAAGCGGAAGCGCCGTAACGGCTGATCCTGTTTTTGGGCCTGGAGTGCGACCGCGTCGACAAGGCGTTCGAAATTCGTCTCGCGGTAGCGTTTTGCCGGCTGCTGGCCGAACCTGGAGCGACGTTTGGCCTCGCGCCGGTGCCAGAACAGGGCCCTGGTCTCGAGTGACACGGGCAGCCGCGATAGCGCCTCGAAGCCGAGATCCTCGGCGCCATCGACTAGGTCGATAACCCGCAGCTTATTACGCTTGCCGATCACCGTGAGCTGCTTGCGGTCGCGGTCGAGGTGATGGCGATCGGCCTGGACGAGCTCGTCCAGCCGCGCGCCGGTCTTGACGGCCGACATGATCAAGGCGCCAAGCATGCCAGGCGCGCGGTCGATCACCAGGCGGATATGATCGGGATCCGGCAGCACGATCGGGTCGCGGCGTTCCTTCAGCCGCGATTTGCGCCGTCCGCCCGGTTTCAGCCATGCGATGACCGGATTGTCGCCTCTCCAGCCCTCGTCGACGCAATAATCCATCACCGAGGAGAGCGCTGTCAGATCGCGCTTGATTGTCGCGATCGTGACGATGATCGGATGCTTCTTGCCCTTCGGGATGGTCGGGGTCTGGCTGCGGCTCTTGACGATCGCGCCGATCAGATTGGTGTCGATCTCGTCGAGGTACAAACCCTCCAGATGGGGCTGCAGGACTGTCAGCGAGCTCGTGTAGCGCGTGAACGTCTTCGGGCTGACCTGATCGATGATGAAGCTGCCCCAGGCCTCTAGCACCTCCGTAAAGGAGCGTCTCGCATCGCCGTAACGATGGATGGCTACCTGGCGCTCGCGCTCCGCTCGGCGGCGAGTTGCCGCAACCTTTGGATCGTCTGTGCGTAGCGACCATTTGACGTCGCCGCCGGCGACCTGAATCCGGCCGTAGAGAACGTCACCGCGCCAGAAACAACCCTTTGGGGCCTTGCGTCGATTGCCTTTTGACATGCAGCACGCTCACACTCGCGATTGAACTCGTGCAGCAGCGCCAGATCGAAGGTCCAGACCCCGCGCGGCTTGGCGGCGCCCGGGATCTCGCCACGGGCCGCCATGTCACGCACTGTACGGGGTTCAAGGCCAAGGAGCGAGACCGCCTCGGCGATTTGTACACGGGTCCGTTCGCCCCTCGCCTTGGCGCGTTGCCTCATTGCGCGCGTTCCTCGTGTCTGCTCGCGGGGATCGCTCGATCGCCGGCGCGCAGCGCGCTATCGATCGAGGCGCGCAGCATCGCCTGGCACTCGTCGACCGATAAAAACGCCACGCCGCGGTTGAACAGCTCGCGCTGCAATGCGGCCGCGATGAGGGTCAGCGAGCTCGGAGCGACTTTCATTGCACCGTCTCCGTCATCTGATGGGTGCCCTCGAGCAGAACGTGTTCCGCCAATACGTGGCGATAATCGCAGGCCAGCTCGCGGTAGATATCAGCGGTCTTGCGGCGCCATTCGATGTTTACCGGGTCCCGGCAAAGCCGCGCCAGGGCGAGCTCCTGCCGGGCCGCCTCGTCCGCCGAGGCGATTGCTGCGCGGATCTGAGCTTCGCTCATCGTGGGCGAAATGTTCATGGGCAGCCCTCGATCCGCAGCACGCCACCGATCGCGGTGCCTCGAGGCGAGCCGGGCGTGCAGCGCGGGTAAAGCACCTCGAATGTCAGGGCGGCCAGAATGATGATTAGGCACGCGACTATGATGGCGAGCCTCATGACCGCCGCTCCCGTCGTGGCGGCAGCGTGATGCGATCCTCGATCCTGATGATGAGCCCGGCGGCGAGGAGGCGGTCGACGACGCCGTTATCGATCTTGTAGGTGCCGAAGCGCCAGCCGCCGCGGCGGCGCTCGAAAGAGCCCATCTGAAGCAGGCGCAGGGTGCGGCGATCGTGGATATTGAGTCCGCTCATGAGGAGAGCCCTCGGGAGGCTATCGCCACCATCACGACATGACGCATCGCCACCAGGTCGTCGCGCTGCGCGTAGAGCGAAACGCAGATCGCCAGCGGGTTGAGGCCGAGCTCGGCCCAAAACGCCTGTTCGTTGCGATTGTGCTGGGCATCACGCGCCAGGCGGTGGTCGCCGGCGCACAAGGGGAGGCACCACTTCGATTCCGGCTTTTTGCCGAGGCCTGAGGCCTTGCCGTAGGCCGCGCTGGCGAATCGCACGTGTGCCGGCTCGCACGGCTCCATCCCGCACTTCAGGCACGGGCAGTCTCGCACCTTTGCCAGGTACTCTCGATCACCTCCTTCCGGCTCTGCCAAGCCGCGCCGCGGGGCGGCCACGGTGATGCGCTTGAGCAGCGAGCCCGGAGGCTCGACGTGGGAAATGCGCTGCGGGCGAGGAAGGGTCATCGCAGGATGCCCGCAAATCGCGTGATGACCGGCTTATCGTCTTGCCGATCGTAAATTTCGGTGCTTGTGCATCCGGGCGCCTGACGGATGGCGTCTGCCATGCTCTCGGCGGCTGCAAGGTTGCTGCACCAGCAGATCACGCTCTGTTCGGCTTTCGGATAGCCGGTCGCGCGCACTTCATAGCGCTGGCCGCGATCGCCAACGTTGTGAGGCTTGCCGCCGGAGTGCGTCATGGCTCGCTCATTTCCCGCGCAACAACATCCTGAAAGGCCACCATCCGCGCTTCGCCGGCGAGGATCGCGACGTCGATCGTCGAATATCCATGAGCGAGCAATGCGCGGACGGCCTCCCGATCGGATTCCAGTGGTGCGGATAAGCGGATGAGGTCTTTGGCCATCCGCTCAGTGAGAGCCTTGCGCCGCTCGATGGTTGTCATCAGCGGACCGTCGATCAGAAATGATTTGGCCAAATTGTCCCCCATTCAGCGAAAATAAAACGCGGCCATTGTGACGATCAACACGTAAGATGTCAACATGATTTATGTTGACACTTGCCTGCATGATGTGGTGCGAGGGTGACGAAGCTCGCCGGGGATTGATTCGAGGTAGGATATGAAGCCCGCTGTATGGCTGCTTTTGACCGTCTCGCTGGCCGGCTGTGCGTCAGCCGGAACGCAGGTCACCGAAGACCAGGCGAAGACGTTCCAGCCCGGCCGATCGACCTATGCGGAGGTCGTCGCATCACTCGGCCAGCCCACGACCGTCTCGCTATCGTCGGCAACCGGTCAGAAGATTGCGATCTATTCCTACTCCAGCACGTCGGCGCGGCCGCAGAATTTCATCCCCTATATCGGCCCGCTGGTCGGCGGTTACGACACGCGATCGAGCGCGGTCACCTTCACCTTTGACGCGAGGGATGTGCTGGTCAGCTTCAATTCTGCCCAGACTGGGCTCGGGGCCGGCGCCAATCTCGCAGCAACACCGCCCAGAAACTAGCGTTTGAGCTTACGCTGAATCATCCTGCGCCTGGCGGCACTGTCCAGCGCCTGCCATTGTCCGCGCCGCACGACGGAATGAATCTCGGCGACGTTCCTGACCCGGACGTTTCGGATTGTCGGTGCGTTAAAGCTTTGTAAATCATATTTGCCCTTGCGCGAGCCCTCGACGATCCGCTTCAAATAGCGGTTGCCGTCGGCCGTCGTTACCAGCGACTCAAAATTAAGCAATTCTTCCGGCGGTCGCGGGCGCCTCAATACGATAATCACGTCGCCATCGTCATAGCGGGGAAACATCGAGGTGCCTTTTACCTCGAAAGCTGCGGCCTCCTCGGTGAGCTGGAACGGCAGTTCGATTTCATAGAGACCGTCGTGGCCAATTGTCTCGGCGCTGGTCTCGATCGCGCCGCCAGCGCCGACGGCGCCCTCGACGGTGACGACGTTCTTTCGCTCCATAGGGCCTTCTTCGGTGAGCAGCCACGCGGCCGATACCTTAAAGGCCTTGGCGTACTTTTCGGCGACATCCACAGAAAATTCGTTTTGGCCGTTTTCGTGGGCGGAATAGGTCGAAGAAGCCCATCCGAAGCGTTTGGCCGCGGCCATTGCCGACGAAAACTGGGCCTTTTTGCGGGCCTCGCGCAATCTTTCGCCCATCGTATCCATGGACGGATCATCACAAGGCGTGTTGACACAAGTCATGTTGACGGCATCAACACGAATCATGTAGGCATCTTGCTTATGGCACAGCTGATTCGGGCAACGACCGCTGAAAGAACCGTCGATGACGTGTTTGCCGCATGCGGTGGACCGGCGAAGTTTGCCCGCACCTTCGGATTGAAGGGGCCCTCGACCGCCTCCGAGATGAAGCGGCGCGCCAGTATCTCTATCGACCTGTGGCCGGGCATCGTGGCCTGGGCCCAACAGCAGGGCGTCGATTGGCTCACCTACGAATGCCTGACCTTGATGCACGCAAAACCCTTACAAGCGGTGGGAGCCTAAAATGAGCAACCGCAAGCTAGGTTCCGCCGCCGGAACAGGCAAACCCGAGTCAAGCGAAAAACTCGCGAAATTTTCGGCTGTGGAAAACCTGTTTTACGGGGCTGTTGACGCGTGTGGAAAACGTCTCGCCACAGCATCCAACAAGGGGTTTACAGCAATTCAATCCCTGGCGAAAGCGTGGACCTCTTCTGACCACATGGAGGCTCAAACCCGGTTGGAGAGGGATGAAGCGCAAGTAGGATCGCCTCACGTCGGAGTGAGGCCGCGGTCTCCGAGTGCAGAGCCAGCTATTCGGCAGCGTGGAACGGCATCATCAAAGGGCGGCGAAGCGCCCGAGGTCGTGACAGGGCGGAGAGACGCTCACCCCAGTTTCAGTTCGGGCGGCGGCCTTGGCATCCATCAGCCCGGGTCAATGACACGTGGGTTCGCCTTGCAGCGTCAACCTGCGTCGGGAAGGGCGCGTGACCGCGCTATATGCCCCGCCGTCGCCCGATCCCTCATTGCGCGGAGTGTGGCATGACGCTCCGCATCGCCCGCTCATGCCGATGGCTTGCCGGACGCCTGCACAGCATCGCGAGCGTTCTCAACCAGCGTGCTTACCGTATCGAGCATGGCCTCGAAGGCATCGCTATAGGGCCCAGTCCGCTCCGGCGCCTGCAGGCGGAGATCCGCCAGAGCATCCTCGATCGCGAGCTCGATCCGGCCAAGAGCCCTCAAGGTGGCATCGCGGTCGACGGCCGCGAAGTCGACGGCAAGCGCGCTGAAGACGTCGCCCATCAGGTTGATGGCCATCCGTTCGCCGATGCTTCGTCCATCGAGGACCATATCTGTTCCTCCTTCAAGAAATTCCTCGATCAAAGACGAGCCCTCGACGCATCGCAAGCCCTTGGGAGCCGATCATGAGCGCTGAGATCATCGACCTGGCGCGGGCGCGCCGCCGCTTCCGGCCCTCGCGCATCGACTTTCCCAGGGTGATCGACGCCTGCGCGCTGTTCTGGCTGTTCGGCCTGCTCGCGCTCTGCATATTCACCTTGCCGCTTCCCGGAGGGCCGTGACGCGCGTCTCGCGCGCTGATCCTCCCTAACAGTTCCAGTTGCTTTTCCAGCGTTTCGAAAGACGACCCGCCGCCGAAGGCCTTTTCGGCGAACGGCATTGCTTTGGCCTTTTGGGGGACAAGCCATGTTGCAATTGTTTCAGATCGTGATCGGCATTCTCGCTGTTTTCGTCGCGCTTGGCTTGGGGTGCGCGGCGTGGATCGGGCTGCGGCGCGACACCCGCACGCCCGATCCCTTCTCGTCAGCCTTCGGTGACGTGCCGTCGACCGGCTTCACCTTCGACCAGCTCGCCGCGATCGCGCCGTCAAGACCGACCGGCGACACGCTGAACCGGCATCTTGATTTTCCGACCTCCGCCGGCGCCACCCAGCGGAAAGCGACGGGCGTTCGTCCCACGCCCTCCGTGGCGTTCGCCCGTCGCATCTTTCCCGAAACCCTTTGAGGATTTGAAAATGGCATTGCGACCACTCTCGCAGACAGGTCTGCGCCACATCGCCAAGAACGCTAGCCAGCGCCCGATCCTCGAAGGCGGCGCGCCAGCGAAGCGCACCGCGCTCGAGGCCTTCAACGACAAGGCCGAAGATCGCGTGCTGCATCCGACCAAGGGCTGGCGGCATCTCAACGCGCGCCGCTCGGTGGCGCAGTTGATCACTGCGGAAATCAGCCAGGGAAAAAGCTGGCGAACCGATGCCATCCGCAAAGCCTTGCGAGCCGTGCCGCGATGACAAAGCCTTTTATCGGCACCGCCAATCTTCTCGCCGGCCAGGCCGTGGCGCTGGCGGAAGGCTTCCTCGACGGGCGCAATAATGCATCCGCCGTCGTTGAAAAAACCGTGTTCCTGTTTGCAGACCTGAAGCGGCTGAAGCAGTCGCAGCTCGACTTTCCGACCTCCTCGATCATCGACGCCGCCAATCTCTTGACGATTGCGCTGCGCAACGCCTCGAGCGTCTCGCCGAGTGATCCGTTTGCGCCGGCCCGCGCCGCGCGCTGGCGCGAACTGCTCGAGCCGATGATCGAGCATGTGCGCCGAGAATCGCTCGCGCTCAACGAAGAGGGGCATTTCGCATGAGGCCGCTCTCCCAGGCGCTGACCGCGCTGATCAAATGCGCCGAGGACATCGTGCTGCGGCCTGCGCTCTTGGCCGCCAAGCCGCCGGAGACGTTCTACGCGCTGTGCGAGGAGATCCGGCGATACGAAGCGCTGCCGGCGGAAGGGGAGCGCGCCACCCGCGCCGCGATGGTGATGATGCCGGCGATCGAGGCGTTCTTTGCGGATACAAAAGCCGATCATCACTGGCAGATGGTGGTGGGTTCACTGCTGCCGCCTTTGCGCAAGGATGCTTACCAGGCGCTGCAGAACGAGCGGGAGAGCCTGCTTGCGGATGGGGTGCGGCGATGAGCGGCCGCAATCCTCATGATGGCGAACCCTATTACTGCATCCAATGCGGAATGGGCTTTGGCGAATTTATCGTCTGCGAGCTTCGCGACTGCGAGCTCGAAACGCAGGCCGAGGCCCGCCGCCGCATTGACGATCGAGAGCGCGTGTTGCGGGCGGGGAGGGCGAGCTGATGGCCGATCGCTCAATTACGCGCATGGTTGATCGAGGTGGCTCCCGCGTCCGGATATATCGACGATTGGATCATACCCGACCAGGCCAGCAAGAGCGTCGCATCATGGCCGCGCGTGGTCTCAGATGGTGTACTGGCTGCCGCGAATGGCTACCATCTGGGGATGTTTTGCGCCAGGGCAGGTGTAGGCCATGCACCAATCTTGAAGAGAGGCGTCGCTATGCGGCTGATCCAGGTGTTCGAGAGAAGATCAAAAATCGGCGCGATCGTCGTCGCCGCATGGCCGAACGGGTGCCACCGCTAGCGCGAGAATTGCTTCTCGAGATGTTCGATGGCGAATGTGCTTACTGCAGCGAGCCGGCCAAAACGTGGGATCACATATTTGCCGTTAGCAAAGGTGGCCAAACCGTTCCGGGTAATATTGTTCCGGCATGCGTAAGCTGCAACAGCCGAAAGCGGGCGAAGGACATTTTCGCCTGGCTCGTGGAAGCTCCTGAGATCAAGCCCTTTACGATCGAGTATCTCGCACACGTGCTTGGAGATGCTCGCGATGGCTAAGACAAAAATCGAATGGGCGACAGATTCCTGGAATCCGATCCGCGCGCGCAACAGGAAGACCGGCAAGGTCGGCTGGCATTGCGAGCACGCGACGACGGGATGCATCAATTGCTACGCCGAGGGATTCAACAAGCGGCTCGGAACTGGATTCGATTTCAAGCCGGGCCATCTCGCCAATGGCGACATCGAGATTTTCCTCGACGAAGAGATGCTGACCCAGCCGCTGCGCTGGAAAAAGCCGCGGATGATTTTCGTCGGCTCGATGAACGATTTGTTTGCGGAGTTTGTGCCGGACGATTGGATCGACAAGCTGTTTGCGGTGATGGCGCTATGCCCGCAGCATAATTTCCAGGTGCTGACGAAACGCGCAGAGCGGATGAAGGACTGCATAGGTGACGACGATCGCTCTGCCGCAGTCGCAGATATCGCTCATCAAATGTGGGCTGAGCATCGCGCGCCCGAGGGCAGCGGGCACATTAGCTTCACCTATCGACGCGATGAAGAAGACTGCAAGGACGTCGATATCGATTGTTTGTGGCCTCTTCCCAACGTCTGGCTCGGCGTCTCGGCCGAGCGCCAGGAGGAGGCGGACGCGCGGATTCCGTTATTGTTGCAGACGCAGGCCGCGGTGCGCTTCATCTCGGCCGAGCCGCTCCTGGGGCCGATCGACATCAGCGACTATCTGGTCGAGACCGCGCGCAGCAATTGGGATTCCTATCTCAACTGGGTGATTGCCGGCGGCGAAAGTGGACCCAAGGCGCGATTGACGCATCCATTGTGGGTTCGAGCCTTGCGCGATCAATGCGTGGCGTCGCCCGATGTGGCGTTCTTCTTCAAGCAATGGGGAAATTGGGCGCCTTACGCTCGCGGCCGGATCGATGATGCGGCACTAACGGCGCCAGGTTCGTCGGACGAGCCCTTACAGAAATTCGGCAAGAAAGCCGCCGGCCGCAAGCTCGACGGCCGCGAGCACAACGCCATGCCGGCTTGCCCGCCGGAGCCTCGAAGGCGGGAGATCCGCGCATGAGGCCTCGCCGGCGCGTCCGAGCTCGTCAAGCGCGATCCTCGCTCGCCGCCAGAATGCGCGAGCTGCTAGCTTTAAGGATCGCGGTGGCAGAGGCCGAGCTGAAAAAGCTGGCGAGGCGCGCATGAGCGAACTTCGCGCGATCGACTTGGCGCCGTTGATCCCGAGATATTCGGGCCCTATGTCAGAGGCCGGCAAGAAGCCGGAGATGAAATGGCTCGATGTCGCCGATCTGCGCATCGATCCGCGATACCAGCGCGAGATCCGTCGCGCCGGCATCGAGAACATCCTTTATATCGCCATCCATTTCAAATGGGCGAAGTTCACTCCCGTCGTGGTGGCGCCGGTTGCGCGCGGGCTCTACGCCATTGTGGACGGCCAGCACCGCACGACGGCAGCAGCATTGCGGGGATTCAAGTCGGTTCCCTGTATTGTCATCACTGCCAGCGAGGCCGAACAGGCCGACGCCTTTGTCGACATCAACGCCAAGGTGACGGCGATGTCACCGCTGCAATTGCATGCGGCGCGGCTCGCCGCCGGCGATGCAACGGCTGCAAAACTCGCCGAGGTCTGTCGCGAGGCCGACGTCACGATCTGCCGCTATCCGGTCCCAGCCAACAACATGAAGGCCGGCGAGACGCTGGCGGTTGCGATGTTGCAGTCGGCCCTGAAAAGATATGGCCACGCGGCGCTGGTCTCGGCGCTATGCTGCATCACCCAAACGCGCCGCGGCAATGTGGGTATGATCCGCGCCCAGATCATCGATGCGCTGTGCGCCGGAATTTCCGATCTCTGGCTTGCCGATCGCGCCCGTCTGGTGTTTGCCATGCAGACCTTCGACTTCGCCGCGCAGTTCAATCTGGCGCGCACCAAGGCGATCGAGACCGGCGCAAAGGTTGCCTCGATCCTGGCGGGAGCGATTGCGCGGCATCTCGAGGAGAGGACTGAAATACCCCTAAGGCCTAAGCAGGATACTGAGACGCCCACGCCGGCGCAGACCGTGCCGGCGCCTGATCCGTCGCCAGCACCGAAACCGCTGTTCAAGGGATCGTTCTCGATCAGCCGCGATGAGATCGGCCGGGGCGGCAAACGCCTCAAGATCGTGCCGCGCGCCTCGCTGCTGCTGCAGGCGCTGGCCAAGGCCAAGCCGAATCCGGTCGGCGATGAGTATTTGATCGCCAAGATCTGGGCGGTCAAACCGGCCCATGCGAATGAGCTGCTCGATCAGCTGGTGCGCGATCTTGGCTCGCTGAAAACCATTGGCCTCGAGATCCGCAGCATTCGCGGCGCCGGCCGAAAGCTGGTGGAGCTGGAGGCATGACGCTCCTCGCTGCCTATGACCGGTTGCGGGCGGCATTGGCCGAGGCCAAAGACGTCGGCCAGGTCATCGCCATCCGCGACGAGCTCGAGCACGTCAAGCTCTATGCCAAGCAGATCCAGGACCGCGAGCTCCTGATCGAGGCGACGCGCTGGCAGCTGAAGACCGAGAGGCGGCTCGGCCAGGTGCTGCTCGCCGCCAAGAACGCCGGCCAGATCGGCGATGGGCGTCCGAAGGAGAATGGCTCGCGGATCACGCTCGAGGACATCGGCGTCAACCGGAAGCTGTCTTCCAAATCGCAGAAGATCGCAGCGCTCGACGACGATGAATTCGAGCAGCTGCTCTCGGCCGTTCGCGACAAGATCCAGGGCGGCCGCGCGATCGTCATCGATCCGACCGAAGACGGCGCAATCAACGGCGCGCGGGCGGTGATGTCAGCGCGCACGAGCTCGGACAGTCTCGATTATTTCCCGACGCCGCCCTGGGCGACGCGGGCGCTGATCGAGCACGCACTGCCTCAGCTCGGTGATTCGGATCTTCAAGTTTATCACGCCTGGGAGCCGGCCTGCGGAGAAGGGCATATCGCCGAAGTGCTGAAGGAGTATTTCGGCGAAGTCCGCAGCACTGATATCTTCGACTACGGCTATGGCGAGGTGCTGGACTTCCTGGGCGATGCTGAGCACGAAGCCGTCGACTGGATCATCACCAATCCGCCGTTCGGCGATGCCGGCGAGGCCTTCGTTCATGCCGCGCTCGAACTATCCCACGTCGGCATTGCGATGTTCATGCGGGTGCAGTGGCTGGACTCGATCGGCCGCTATGAGCGCGTCTTCCGCGACAAGCCGCCGACCCTGATCGCCTTCTTCGCTGAGCGGGTCAATCTGTGTAAGGGCCGCTGGGATCCCGAAGGCGGCACGGCAACCGCCTATATGTGGCTGGTCTGGAAGCATGGCATTGCGCCGCGAGCGCCGTTCTGGATTCCGCCAGGCTGCCGCGAGCAGCTCGCCCACCCCGATGACGTCGCGCGGTTCACAGCGCATCCCGTCGTGAAACGAATTCTGGTGGCGGCATGAGCGAGGAGGCGGAACGCAACGCTGCGCTAAAGTTTGCGAGCACTGGATCGAAACCTTTAAGGACCGAGATATCCATTTCACAAGCGCGCAGGATTACGCGATCGACGCCATCACCGATATTTTTGCGTGATCCGCGCTGGAATCGACCCATACGAATTCCTCGACGACTACTTAGAGAGACGGGGAATGAGCGAGTATCAGCCCTTCACGACATATCCGCGATGGCCTTGTGTACGGAGCCTAGCCATGACTGACGCAATGCAGGTGAAAGAGGCGCTGGCGGATCGCCTGCAAAAATTCGGCGTCGAGACGCTTCTGTCGCGCGATGAAATAAAGCTGATCGTCGCCAGCCTCCGCGCTCCATCCCCCGCCGCGCTGGACCCGGTGACGGTGGAGACGTGTGCGAAGGCACTGGAAGCCCATGAGTATGGCGGGAGTGGGCCAGCCGGGATCATCCGCGCCCTTCTCTCCCAGCCCGCCCCCACCGGCAAGCAGCCGACAAATGACCAATTCACAGTTAACACTCTCGTGTCACGTCCGAGCTGGTGCACCGGCGGAGGTCAACGTGGTGAGTGATTCATGGTCCACTTTCACGGGCCACATGGGCGGCGCGCCTTGGAGATTATCGAGGATAGCCCCGGCCGGCAGAATCGAAGCGAGTAAGCCATGAGCCGGCCACCAATCCTGTCTCGCGCCGCTGCCTTTGCGCTTGATCTCGCCGGCGAGCGCGATGGTCTGCTCGCGGCCGAGAGTGCGGCGATCGAGGAGCTGGTCCGCGACGGCCTGGTGACGACACGTTCGATCGGCGACGGCTTTGTGATCGTCAAAGCGATCCAGCGCCCGCGCCGGCGTCGGGCGGCGAACGGAACGTGGTACTGGCCGGAAGCGAGGGTGTCGCCATGACCGTCGCGATGCGCAGCATCGTCGACACCGCGCTCGGCGCGACGGCTTCGTCGTCGCCGGCGCGTGGCTGTAGGACCGTTCTGTTTCCAACGGATCTGCTGGATTTGCTTATCCCTCATGCTCAACGGCGCGGTTGCCGGGTCAACGAATTGGCCAGGCGCATCGTTGATACCGTCGTCGAAGAAGGGCTCGTCGATGCGGTTTTGGATGATGGAGCGTCACCATGACCCACCGCCATCGCCTCGCCAATCGCCGCGCCCACGAGACGATCGCGATCGAGCACGATCGCCAGCGCTACAAGATCGGGCTCGGCCGCGAGGTGGCCTGTATCGCCAAGGGCGAGCTCGGGCCGATCAAGGAAGTGTTCCTGTCCGCCCAACAGGTCAATTCGCAGGTCGACGTGCTCGCAAGCGACGGCGCGATCCTGATGTCGATGCTTTTGCAATATGGCTGCCCGGCAGCAGACATCCATCACGCGATGAAGCGCAATCCGGACGGCTCGCCGGCCTCGCCGCTCGGGCGCGCGGCGGCGTATCTGGTGGAGGGAGAAGGCTGATGCCCGCACGGATCACCATCGAGCGTATCCTCAGAGACGCTGACGACGACAGCGGTCAGTCGGTGCGAAACTGGACGATCGAGAGCGAGGCCGGCCACGTGACCATCCGCATGAAACATGGCAACGGCTTCATCATGATGGGGCCAGACGACATCGACCAGTTCGTCATCGATCTCAAACGGGCGAAAGCGGCGTCGCTCGAGCTTTTCGCGGAGCAGGGCGAATGAGCATGGAACACGACATGGTGCTCCTGATGCAGCGCATCGTTGCGCTGCTGGAGGACCCGGTCGTGCGGACCGTCCAGGGGCGAGATTTAAGAATGAAGCTGTCTCGCCTGGGGAAAGAGCTGGCTCAGCTTCAGGCTGATGCCGGCTTCCGGTCACCGGAGAGCGCGATCGCCGTCGCGGCGCAGGTGCAGGTGATCGAAGCGAAATATCACGCTCTGAAAGTGCAGTCTGAGGGCAAGCGCTCGTTTCGCTTTATGCTTGCGATTTTTGCTGCCGCCGCCGCGCTCGGTTTCGTGCGCAGCGGCGACTTTGCGCAGCTGGCTGCTTGCCTGCTCGCCGGCCACATCTGGGCCAGGTGGCGCATATGACCGACATCGAACGCCAGATCCTGCTCAACCAGATCGCGATCCTCGAGGCGCTGATCCCGATCGGATCATCCGGGCCGCAAGGCACCCGCGAGGTGCTACGCCAGCGCTATCGCGAGACGGCGCAACTCGTTCGCGAAAAACAGGGAGGCTGATGATGTCCGAGCTTGACTGGTATCCGGCCGATTGGGTCGACGAGAGCTGTCCGCCGGCGCGGCCATCGCCTGACGGTTTCATCGTGCCGGTCACAGGCGGATTCGAGCTCGGCTATGCCGATCCGCAAATGTGCGAGCTGCACAATCAGCCGCTCAAGCCAGGCGATGTCATCGAATTCGTCTCCTGCGATCGCCTTGGCGATGTCGAGGCGACGCTTCGCGCCGACGGCAGCTATCAGCTGCATGGCGGCGTGATTCCGCCCTCGCATAATGTCGTGCTCGTCGACGGCGATATCGACACGCTGCAGGGCAGTTTTGATGAGCTTATCGCCGCGATCAAATCGCCGGACGATCCCGACTTCTCGGTGCGCGAGATGATCTTCCACCAGGGCGAGACCGAGAAGCGGGTCACGCTTCAGTTCGCCGACTGGTCCGACCCAAAGCCATTCTTGTTTGAAGTCAATAACGGCGTCGCGGCGTTCAGCCCGGTGCCGGCGCAAAAGAACTAGGAGACTAAACATGGATCTGCAGATACCGCTCAACAGGCTGAAATTCGGCCAGGATGACGGCGCCGGCATCAATGCGCGGGTGACCGGACGCGACGACGGCATTGCCGCGCTTGCGGCCAACATCAACGCCAACGGCCAGATCGAAAATCTGATCGTGAAAGACGCTGGCGACGGCTTCTATTCCGTTGCCAACGGCAACCGGCGGCTCGCCGCGTTCCACATGATCTATGGCGAAGGCTCCGATCAGCCGATCGGCTGCACATTGCACGAGATCGACGAGGCCAAGGCGTTCGAGTTTTCGCTGACGACCGCGATCACCGCGCAGCAGCTCCATCCCGTCGATCAGTACGAGGCATTTGCGAGGCTGGAATCGCACGGCAAGACCAACGAGGAGATCGCGCTTCAATATGGCATGTCGGAGAGGGAAGTCCGCCAGGCGTTGGCGCTCGGGCGACTGTCGCCTAAGATCCGCGCATCCTGGCGCAACGGCACAATCAAGGCCGATATCGCCAAGGCCTTCACACTTGGCCTCGACCACAAGACGCAGGACAAAGTGTTCGACAAGCTGTCGAAGGGCGGACCGATCTTCGAGAGCTACGTCAAGCGCGAGCTCGGCGCGGATGCGATCGACGATGATGTGTCGCAGCTGTTGGGATATGTCGGCGCCGAGGCCTATCGGGCGGCCGGCGGGATCGTCACCGAGGATCTATTCGGCAATTCGCATATCATCAGCGACGAGACGCTCCTCAAGCAAATGGCGCGGCGTGCGCTCGATGCCAAATGCGAGCAGCTCAAGGCCGCCGGCTGGGGCTGGGCAGATATTGAATCCGACCTGCCGCATGGAGCAAAGTTCTGGCCGCAATCGAAGCCGAAGGAATTGCTCTATGAGGGCGACGAGGAGGCGCGCGCCACCAAGCTCCGCACCGAGATCGAACAGATCGGCGAGGATTATAGCGCCGAAGCCGACGAAAGGCGCGAGCAGCTCGAAAAGCAGCTCGAGGCGATCGAAGCGGCCGTCAGGGCGCGCAGTTTCGACATCAAGAAAAAGAAACAGTTGGGCTGCATCGTCGATATCGAGGACGGCCGTCTCGTCGTCATCCATGGGGTGAAGCGGCCGGCCGAGGCGATAGCCGCTCCGGCGGGAACCGCGAAAGCTGATCCTGTCAAACCGGCAAAGCCGCAAACGCCGGCGGAAGCCGACGAGGAAGATATCTCGCAGGCGCTGCTGCACCGGCTCTCGATCCAGTTGACCAAGGCGGCTGCGACCGCGCTGATCCAGGACGAGCAGCTCGCGTTATCGGTGCTGATCGCTGGCGTAGGCTGCTACAGCAATTGCGGAGTCAAGATATCGGTCAGCGGGCTTGGCAGTCGCGAGGGGCGAGACCTGCTCGGTGCCGACGAGATGAAGAGCGCGTTGCCGTTGGCGCAGAAGCTCAAGCCGGCCGAGCGCATATCGCTGCTGACGCAGGTTGCGGCAAGCGCGCTCGATTTCCAGCACACCTCTGTCGATCATAACGATCCGAGTGACGGCGCGATGGCAATCTGTAACGCGATCGACGCCAGGGCCTTCAATGCGGCCGCCCGCGGCGCGTTCGATGCCAAGGACTATTTCGGCGGTGTCAGCAAGCTCCTCAACCTGAAGGCCATCGAGGAAGCGCTCGGCGCCGATCTCGCGCGTCAGCAAGCCAAGAACACCAAGGCGGAGATCGTGTCGTTCGCGATCGAGAATGTCCCGCCGACCGGATGGTTGCCCGTGCAGCTGCGCGCCAAAGGCTATGACGGTCCGCCGGTCAGCAAGGCCGGCAAGCTGACCTCGATCTCCGACGCCAAGGCGAAGAAGGCCGCGAAGGCGGTCAAACCCGTCAAGCGCGCGGCCTCTGCAAAGAAGGTTGCCAAAAAGACCTCTAAGAAGAAGCGCTGAGGGCATCAAGTGGGGCGGCAATTGCACGAGGGCGTGGTCGAGTTCCGCACCGTATCCGCAGTGTGCAAGACCATCATGCTCGGCCGCGTCGAGATCGGCGAGATATCGCGCACCGTGATGCTCGATCCGCGCTCGCACTTCACCGCCTGCTTTCGCATCGATCTGCCAGGGTTGTCCTCCAAAGCCTGGCATCCCGCGCGCGGCTTTGTCGATGCCGAGCGCCAGGCGTCGCAGCGGATCAACGACTGGCTGAACGCTGCAGGACTGCGGCCGATTGGAGGATCGTGATGGCTTACGTTCTGATCATATTGATGGGCGGCGGCCTTGCGTCAGGCGCGGTGTTCAAGGTCGGCTCTTACCGATCGGAGTCCTCATGCGAGATCGCGCGGCAGATGCTGCTCGACGAAAAGACGCCGCTGCACAAGGGCTATGTCTTGTGCGTCCCGGTCGACGGAGACGCAAACTGAAATGAAGCCGCCAGACGAAATCTCGATCGATGAGGCGATGCGGCTTTTGCCGGCTGCAAAACCGACAACGCTGGACCGCATGCGGGACGCGGCCGCCAACGAGGCCGCGCGCATCGAATCGTCGCAGCTGTCACGCATCGTCGCGGGCCTCATCGAGAAGCCGATCGAGGCGCAGATCGCGCTGCGCGATGATTTCTTTGGGCTGGCGCAGCTCATCGACCTGATCCTTGGCGACCAGGTGCTGCTGGACCGCATCAAGGAGCGTCGCGCGCGGGCGAAAGCCCAAGCGCCGGCGCCGGTTGCCGGCGGCGAAGAGGAGTTTTCGGCGCCATGACCCGCTTCTCGAAATCCGACCTCGACGAGATCCGCGCGCGCAACCCGATCGCGGACGTCGCCGGGCAATATGTGCAATTGCGCCGCGCCGGCGCCCGCCTGGTCGGACCGTGCCCGATGTGCGGCGGGAAAAAATCCTCGCAGCGCTTCGAAGTGTTTACGGACAGCGAGAGTTGGGCCTGTGCGGTTTGTGCCGACGGCGGCGACGTGATCCGCCTGGTCGAAAAGGCGGAGGGAGTGGATTTTCTCGCCGCGATCGAGCGGCTCGGCGGAAGGCGCGCGATCGATCCCGCGCAGGCCGAGCGGCTATTCCAGGAGCGGGAAAAGAAGCGCCTGGCGCGCGAGGCGACCTCGGAAAAATACCGCGAGAAGGAACGCAAGCGGCTTTATGAGACCTGGAAAGCTGCGCTGCCGATCTCCTGCTCACATGCGGAGCGTTATCTTGTAGGCCGCGGGCTTCAACTGCCGCAGTCATGCATAGGGCTGCGCTACTTACCCTCGGCGCCGTACTTTAACGGCCAGGAGATCGATGAGCGCGGCTACAAGCGGCCGAAGGTGGTTCATTCGGGTCCGGCGATGGTCGCCGCCTTCATCCGCTCGGACGGCCATTTCGGCGGGCTGCATTTCACCTGGCTCGAGGCGGATATGGCCTCGCCGCCGCGCAAGGCGGAAATCATCGATCCCGACAGCGGCGAGATCCTCCCAGCCAAGAAAATGCGCGGCTCAAAGAGCGGCGCGCATATCGCGATCGCGATGGTCGATCATCCGAAGCGGCTGGTGATCGGTGAGGGGATCGAGACCGTGCTGTCGGTCTGGACCGCGATGAATCAGGCCGGCCGCAACCTGGATGGCATGGCGTTCTGGGCCGCCGGCGATCTCGGCAACATGGCCGGCCGCGCGATCGCCGCAGTGACGCACCCGACCGCGAAGCGTCCGAACGGCCGGCCCTTAAGCGTGCCAGGGCCCGATCCCGATCCCGACGATCCAGGACTGGCCATTCCTGACTCCGTCTGCGAGCTCGTGCTGCTCGGCGACGGTGACAGCGATGCCGTGCTGACACGGTTTGCCATGACGCGAGCAGCTCGGCGCTACGCCCGGCCTGGCCGCACCATCCGGATTGCGTTCGCGCCTGAGGGACAAGATTTCAACGACGTGCTGCAGGGTGAGGCGGCATGACGGAAATCACCCGGCCGCCCGTTCGTTGGCATGGTGGCAAGTTCCTGATCTCGCGCGCGATCATTCCTTATCTTCCAGAACATCGGCTCTACACGGAAGCTTTCGGCGGCGGCGCCGGCGTGCTTCTGCGCAAGCCGCGCAGCCATGCCGAAATCTATAACGATCTCGATGACGACATTGTCGGCCTATTCCGTGTTTTGCAGGATGCAGCGCAAGCCTCCCGGTTGGTCGAGCTGCTGCGGGTCACACCCTTTGCCAGGCGCGAATTTGAAATCACCTTTGATCGTTCCGACGATCCGGTCGAGCGCGCGCGCAGGCTCGTGATCCGGTCGTTCATGGGCTTTGGATCGAATGCACATTCCTGCACCCAGCGCGGACATCAGTCGACCGGGTTTCGCTCTAATTCTAACCGTAGCGGCACAACGCCGGCGCAGGACTGGCAAAACCTGCCAGACGCCTATCCCGCCATTATCGAGCGGATGCGCGGCGTCGTCATCGAGCACCGTGACGCGCTGATTGTTCTGACGCGCCATGATGCGCCAAGCTCGCTTCACTATGTCGACCCGCCCTATGTTCACGCGACGCGATCGATGTTCAAAGGCGGCAAGTCCGCCTATCGGCATGAACTTGACGGGGATGGGCACGCCAGGCTGCTGGAGGTCCTTCGCGGCCTGGTCGGCATGGTCGTTTTGTCAGGCTACGCAAATCCGCTTTACGACGAAGTGCTGAACGACTGGCGACGGATCGAATTCAAGACTTACGCCGACGGCGCGCGTCCGCGCACCGAGGTGCTGTGGATCAATCCGGCTTGCGCAGCAGCTCTCGATCGAGAGCGGCGGTCGCTACATTCGCTGATGGCGGGTACTGACTGATGGGCGCCGGTGCCGTTCTATCCATCGTCGATTCCGCCGAGCCGTTCGTCGACGTGCAGCCGCTCGCGCCCGAGCAGCTCGCGCGAAGCGCGGGCGTCGCGAACGGCGCCAGATTAAATGCCGAGGATCTGCGCCGCGCAGGCCTGGCGGCGCTTAACGAGCAGCTGGATGCGTTGCGCGCGGCAGCGCCACTCTCGCTCGAGGAGCGCCAGAAGGCGCTCCAGGAGGCTGGCGCCGCGATCGGCGGCATCATTGCGGCGGACGCGATCGTCGAGGCCTTCGCGAAAGCCGCGCTCGAGGACGCGGCCGCCGGCGCAGGACTTATCCGGGATCTCGGCGTGCGCGAGACAAGGCGCGCGATCGCGGCCGCGATCAAGGTCGGCAAGAAGGTGCCGGCCGATCTGTCTTCCCATGCGCGGCGCGAAGCGCCCGCGCTAAGTCGGCCGCGACCAGCGGCCGTCAATGATTCTTCCTCTTCCAGCGCCGACAATTCAACTTCCCATGCCACTTCCCGATCGGCGCCGTCGTCGTTTGCCGCCGGCGCGCCCGCCGCAGAGGGCGACGAAAACGCAAGCTCCCAAATGGGAGATTGGCCGCGGGCTCAATCTGCTGCGGGGGGGGCGGGGGCGCCCGAGCAGGTGAGCGGCGAAGCACGCGAGCCGTTAGCGAACGGCGCAAACAAAAAACCTCCAACACCCCCGGCACCGCCCGATGAGGACGATGACGCGCGCAACATGCGCCTGGCGTTCTATCCCCTGACCGATCTCGGCAACGCCGAGCGGTTTCGCGAGCGCTACAGGCATCGGCTGTTGTGGAATGCCGCGCTCGGCTGGCTGGTGTGGGACGGCAAGCGCTGGAGCCGCGATGGCGCCGATGACCTGGTCAAGATCGCCGAGCATGACACCGTTCGGATGATCCAGAAGGAAGCCAAGGCCGTGCGCGAATCCGGCTGCAAGGATGTCGCCGATCCTAAACCAGGCGCGCGCGACTATATCTTCGACGCCAAAAAAGGCCTGCTCTATTCCGACAAGATCGCGAGCTGGGGCCGATCGTCGGAAGCGGTCAACAAGCTGGGCGCTCTGTCGAAACGCGGTGCGCCGTATTTCGCGGTCGGGATCGACAAGCTCGACGCCGACAAGATGAAGATCAACGTCAACAACGGCACGCTGGTGGTGCGAAGGCGGAGCGAGGGGGATTACGTCGAATTTCGCCCGCATGATCCGGCCGATCTGATCACCAAGCTTGCGCCGGTCGATTTCGATCCGAGTGCGACCTGCGAGGTGTTCGATCGATTTCTGGCGCGGGTGCAGCCGGTCGCCGAGATGCGGCATTTCGTATTGCAGTGGCTCGGGCTGTCGCTCACCGGCGACGTCTCCGAACAGAAACTCGCCTTCCTCTACGGCAAGGGATCGAACGGCAAGAGCGTGCTGATCGATGCGGTCTCCTATGTCGCCGGCGACTATGGCGAGACGGTGCCGATCGAGACGTTCCTCGACCAGGGCAAGGCGCGTAGCGCCGGCCAGGCGACGCCCGACTTAGCGATTTTGCCAGGCGTGCGGATGCTCCGCACCTCGGAGCCTGAAAAGAATTCGCGGCTGGCCGAAGCGATGGTCAAGCTCGTCACCGGCGGCGAACCGATCCAGGCAAGGCATCTCAACCGCGACTTCTTCAAATTCTATCCGCAGTTCAAGCTGACGATATCGGGCAATTACCGTCCCTCGATCTCCGGCTCCGACGAAGGGATCTGGCGCCGGCTTCGTCTGGTGCCGTTTTCCGTGTTCATTCCGAAGGAAGAGCGCGACATTCACCTCGGCGAAAAGCTGCGCGCCGAGGCAAGTGGCATTCTCAATCGCCTGCTGGATGGCTTGCGCGCCTGGTGCGACAATGGATTGTCAGAACCGGAAGCGGTGACGACCGCGACGGCGGAATATCGCTCCGCGTCCGATCCGCTCGGGCGATTTCTCACCACCTGCGTGGTTGAGAGCGAGGGCGATCGCGTGCAGTCGAGCGTGCTGCACGAGGTGTTCGAGGCCTGGTGCAAGGCCTCGGGCGAAAAGGTGTGGTCGAACCGCGGGCTGTCGCTCGCCATGAGCGAGCGCGGCTACAAGAGCAAGCAGAGCAATGTGATGTTCTGGCTCGGCATCAAGCTGACGAAGAGCGTCAACGATTTCGTCGACAGCCAGGGTCGTCCGATCCATGTCGGCGACGAACAGAAGAAGGAGGACGCCGGTGGAATCGAATTCTGATCCTCCCATCCTCCCAAAACGGGAGGTTGTGATTCGCATTTAAGTCGTTGTGGCGTTTGCGTTTGGGAGCTTGTGGGAGTTTCGGGAGCTTGTTTCATACGTCACATGTGCGCGCGCGGGCGTGCACATATACATCACGGAAATAAGCTCCCATTCCTCCCATCCTCCCAAAGTGAGCACTTAAATCTTTGTTCTGGTTTAGCTTTGTGTGCGTGGGAGTTTGTTTGATGGTGTTGAATAAGCTCCCAGAGATGCTCCCAAGGAAAACTGTTCCAGCTAGGAACAGTTTTTGTGAGGGGAAGACCGGCTTGGCGAAGCCGTGACGACCAGCAAATCGGAGGGCATTCGATATGTTGGGGAAACTGAGATGCAATCGACCGTGGCGCCGCTGTACTCGATCGGCGATTTTGCCGGCTATGTGGAATATGTTGGGAAACGCAAGGAACAGGAGAATTCGAAAAAACGCTGGCGGCTGATGCAGGTCAGCGATGGCTTGGGCAAGCGCGACGTCGAGCTGCTCGATCGCATGCAGATCGAGCTCTATCGGCCGATGCAGCGCAGCTTGCGTCTGGTGGCGCGGAAAGCCCTATCGCAGGCGCAGCGGCGCAATCCGGTGCGACCGGTGCGCGAGAAGGTCGAGCAGCTGTTTCCGGGTTATGCGTTTTTGACCTTCGTCGAGACCGACGAGCGGTGGCGCGAACTATTCAAGATGGTCGGCATCAAGGGCTTGGTGTGTGCAGGCGGTCATCCAGTCGATGTACCCTGGAGTATGATCGAGGAAATCCGCGCCAAGGAGATCGATGGCGCGATCCCATCGACGACCAAGCTTTCGGCGTTTCCGTTCATGATCGGCGAGCGGGTGCGGATCGCCGACGGCCCGTTCGCCGCCTTCACCGGTCACATTACCGCAGTGCCAAAGGACGCCGATGAGATCGATTTCTGTGATCTCACGCTCGACCAGCTTGACGAATCATTCCGCGTGAAGCTTCTTGTCGACATCTTCGGTCGGCAGACCCCCATCGAACTCGGGCTGTCGCAGATCGAAAAGCTGACAGCCACCTGATCAGCCACCCCTGCAGCCACCCTTGGCTGCTGCTGCATTGGAAATAAGCCCGGCCGCTACCCTGACGCGCCGGGCTTTTGCTTTGCATAGGTATGGGCCGGATAAGGATGCTGGGACCGTTGGTCCCGAAGTCGGACGGACGAACGGTCGCGGTCGAGTCCAAGCGCGTTGACCCGCATTACCTCACGCCAGAACATCGGCAATGGCGCGAGACGGTGCTGCGCAATGCCGGCTATCGCTGCGAGTGGATCGAGAACGGCCAACGGTGCACGAGGTCTGCTCCCGCGCACCGGCTGTTCGCCGATCACAAGCGCGAACTCAAGGACCACGGCGATCCGTTCGATCCATTGAACGGCGAGTGCCTGTGTGGCTCGCACCACACGCGCAAGACTGCGTTGGCCAGGGCCGCGCGGCGCGCCTGACAGTCGGATGGCGTATCAGTTGGCGAGCAGGGGTAGGGGGTTTAATTCCTCAGAGCCTTCCGCCCAGCAACCGCACCAGACCTCAGCGGAGGATTTTTTTTCGATGGATGAGATTTTTGACCTGTTCGGTGACCCTGTCCGGGCCAACTTTGGTGGCCGCGGCCGGCCAGCGCATCTGCGCACTCAGGAAAATCGCAACAAGGTCAGCATGTTGCTGGCGCTTGGCTGGAGCAATGCGCGCATCGCCAACGCTCTTCGCATCAGCGAGCCGACGCTGACGAAGCATTATTTTCAGGAGCTCGCTTTCCGGGCAGAGCAGCGCGATCGTATGGATGCGTCGCTATCGATGCATCTCTGGAAGCAGGTCGAAGGCGGCAATGTCGCTGCGATGAAGGAATTCCGGAAACTGGTCGAGAAGAACGATCTGATGCTGTACGGCCAGGCGATGCCACCCGCGTCCAAGGACAGCGATCAGAAGCTCGGCAAAAAACAGCAGGCTCAGCTCGCAGCGCAGAATCCGGATCGCGCCTCGACGCTCGGCGAATTGATCGCGCACCGCCAGGGCGAAGGCCTGCCGAACTAGACCGATGTGGGATCTAAGTTGCGTCGACTGGGCCGATCGGCTCAGGGCCGGCAAATCGCTGATCCCCGAGCTGCCGCTGATCGAACGCGAGGCCGAGATGGGCCTTGCGATGTTTGACGAGCTGCAGCTGCCCGACGTGCCCGGCGCGCCGAAGCTGCGCGATGCAGCCGGCCAGTGGTTCCGCGACATCGTTCGCGTTGCGTTCGGCTCTTGGGACCCGGTCGAAAAAATCCGATTCATCCGCGACATCTTCGTCGAGGCACCGAAAGGCCAATCGAAAACCTCTTACGGCGCTGGCCTCGCTCTCACCGTGATGCTGATGAACAAGCGGCCGAATGCGACCGCGCAGTTTGTCGGTCCGACGCAATCGATCTCGGAACGCGCCTACGACCAGGCCGTCGGCATGATCGAACTGTCGCCGGTGCTCAAGACGCGCTTTCAGACCAAGGACCACATCAAGACCGTGGTGGACCGTCTCAACGGCACCGAGCTGAAAGTGTCGACCTTCGGCCTCGAGGTGCAGACCGGCGGCATCCTGATCTTCGCGCATCTCGACGAGATCCACGTTCTCGGCCGCAACGTCCACACTAGCAAGGTGATCCGCCAGATCCGCGGCGGCCTCGACAAGACGCCAGAAGGCCTGTTCCTCATCACGACGACGCAGAGCGACGATGCGCCGGCCGGAGCATTCAAAAGCGAGCTGCACATGGCGCGGAAAATCCGCGACGGTGCCTATCGCGGCAAGATCATCCGCTCGACCTTGCCGGTGCTGTACGAGTTTCCCGACGACATCGCCAAGGATCCTGCGAAATGGCAGGATCCGGATAACTGGCCGATGGTGATGCCGAACCTCGGCCGCTCGGTCCATCTGTCGACTCTGATTCCGGACTGGGAAACCGAAAGATCGAAGGGCGACGACGCGGTCCGCATCTGGGCAAGCCAGCATCTGAACATCGAAATCGGCATTGGGTTGAAAACCGATGCCTGGCCGGGCGCCGAATTCTGGGCCCAGGCCGAGGATGATGAGCTGACTCTCGAGGAGATTCTTAAGCGCTGCGAAGTGATCGTGGTGGGGCTCGATGGCGGCGGCATGGATGACCTCTACGGCGTCGCCGTGCTCGGCCGCGAGCGCGAGACCAAGCAGTGGTTGTCCTGGTCGCATGCCTGGTGCCATGTCGGCGTGCTGGATCGCCGGCAATCGATCGCCTCGCGCCTGCTCGATTTTCAGTCCGCCGGCGAGCTGACGATCTATCAGCAGGCCGACGAAGACATCGTCGCGATCGTCGAGCTGATCGAAACCATCCAGGGCCTTGGCCTGCTCGCCTGCGTCTCGGTCGACCCGGTCGGGCTAGGCGAGATGGTCGACGCGCTCGGCGCGATCGGTATCAACGCGGAGAACAAGCTTCTGGTCGGCGCGCCGCAAGGCTTTGGCATGATGAACGCCATCAAGACCGCGGAACGCAAGGCACAGAACGGCACGCTCCGCCACGCGCCCTCGGCGCTGATGGACTGGTGCGTCGGCAATGTGAAAATCGAGCCAACTGCGACCGCGATCCGCGCCACCAAGCAGAACGCCGGCGACGCCAAGATCGATCCATGGGCGGCGCTGATGAATGCAGTTGCGGCGATGGTGCGCAATCCTGATCGCGCCGGAATCGGCGAGGGGATCATCATCCTCGAAAGCGCATGAGGGTCGCCGACGATGGGGATCATTTCGCGGCTCGGCGCATTCACCAGCGCGCTTCCCGATATCTGGCGCGCCACTCGTGCCACCGACACCACCGCCGATGCATTGCTGTGGGGCGATCAGCTCTGGAGCGTGCCATCCTCGGCCGGGATCGAGATCAACCAGCAGACGGCGCTGGCCTCCGCAAGCGTGATGGCTTGCGTGATGATGCTGACCGAGGACGTCGCGAAACTTCCGGCCTCGCTCTATCGCAAGCGCGCCAATGGCGGCCGCGAGGCGGTCACCGACCATCCGCTCGCCGAGCTGCTCGAGGAGCCGAACGACTGGCAGGACTGGCTCGAATTCGCCGAGATGATTCAGGTCGGCCTGGTGCTGCGCGGCAATGGCTACGCGGTCATCATTCGCGACCATCGCGGCGATCCGGTCAAACTGGTCCCGATCAATCCCGATCGGTGCGCGCTGTGGGAAGCGCCTGACGGACGACTGTTCTACCGGGTGACGCCGTTCGGCCTGCACGAAATGGCCGAGCTGATCGATCAGCCCTATCTGATCCCGTTCGAGGACATGTTTCACCTGCGCGGGCTGTCGGTCAACGGTCTGCTCGGCGCCTCGCGCATTGCTCTTGCCCGCGACGCGATCGGGCTCACGATCGCGCAGGAACGGCAATCGGCCAACTGGATCGGCGCCGGATCGCGGCCCTCGGGCGTGCTGTCGACCGATCAGAAGCTCACTGAGACCGACGTCAAGCGGCTGCAGTCGCGCTGGAAGGAGATCAACGCCGGCCTGCAGAATTCCGGCAAGTCCGCGATCCTCGAGGCCGGTCTGAAATGGACGCCGCTGTCAATCTCGGCGAAGGAGCTTGAATTCATCGCCGGCCGCCAGTTTCAGGTGCAGGAAATCGCGCGGATGTTCCGCATCCCGCCGCACATGATCGGCGAGCTGTCGCGATCGACCAACAACAACATCGTCCAGCAGGCGCAGGAATACGTCAACTACACGGTCTCCGGCTATACGCGGCGCTGGAAGGCCAAGCTTCGAACCACGTTCGAGCTGCGCAAGGCCGGCGACATCCACGTCGACTTCGATCTGTCCGAGCTCGTGCGCGCTGACATCACCGCCCGCTACAACGCCTACCGCATGGGCATCATGTCCGGCTTCCTCAAGCCCAACGAGGCGCGCGTCGATGACGGCCGCGATCCGGATCCGGACGGCGACAAGCTGTGGAAGCCGACCAACATGGCGGACGCCGGCAGCCAGTCGACCGGCACGGCGCCGGATGATGCTGGGCGCCCGGAAGACGGCACCTTGAAGTAAGGGAGAGACCGATGAAGATTCTCACGCCGGCGGATTTTGCGGCGCGCCTGAAGAAGGGCGAGGCGAGCAAGGATATCCTGATCGACGACGCCGGCGCGGTGAAGGCCAAGCTCGTCGGGCTTTCAGCGTCCCTCGAGCTCGCCGCGGCCGAGGACCGCTCGGTGAATTTCACCATCTCGACCGGGTCGATCGACCGCTACAATTCCACCATCGCTCCGGAAGGCTGGCAGCTCGACAATTACGCGCGCAATTCCGTGGTGCTCTGGGCCCACGACGATTCGATCCCGGCGATCGGCCGCGCCGAGGAGACCAAGATCGACGGCACCAGCCTGCGCTCGCGAGCGATCTTCGCCGATCGCGACACTCATCCGCTCGCCGACACCGTGTTTCGCCTGATTAAGGCCGGTTTCATCAATGGCGCCTCGGTCGGCTGGATTCCCTTGGAATGGAAGTTCGTCGAGGATCGCGGCTTCGGCGTCGACTATACCCAGCAGGAGCTATTGGAATGGTCAGTCGTGAACATTCCGGCAAATCCGGAATGTCTGAAAGAGGCGCGGTCGATCGGTATCGACACCAAGCCGCTGTTGCTCTGGGCCGAGCGCACGCTCGACCAGGCCGACCATCTGTTGATTCCGCGCAAGGAGCTCGAGCTGTTGCGTAAAGGCGCCGGCAGCGCGACCATGTCGCGGCCGAGCCAAATCCGCGCCGATGGTGAAGACTGGAAATGTGGCGCTGCCCGCGATCTGCCGATCGAGGACGATGACAGCTGGGACGGCCCGGCCGCCGAAAAGGCCATCTTCTCCGACTGCGGCTTCGATGGCGACAGTCCCGACACCGCCAAGGCCCGCAAGGCCTTCCTCTGCTATGACGCCTCCGCGCCGGATCAGCGCGGATCCTACAAGCTTCCGTTTGCGAAGATTGTCGACGGCAAGCTGAAGGCCTCCGCATCCGGCATTCGTGCCGCAGCGTCGCGCCTGCCGCAGACCGACATTCCGGACGGCGTCAAGGACGAGGCGCGCAAGGTGCTGGACGCTTACGAAGCCAAGATGGGCGGCGACGAGGACAAGGCCTTTGATGTTGCCGCGCGCGCTGCGCGGACGCTGCTCGATGCCGGCGCCATCACCCATAACGAATTCGCCGATTTGATCATGCGCTCCGCCCGCGCGCTTGTCGTGCGTGCCGGTCGCGTGCTGTCGCAGGACAACGAGGACAAGCTCCGCAAGGCGCACGAGCATTGTCTCGCCGCGGTCGACCACTGCCAGCGCGCCTGCGAACATGTGATGGGCGTCGTCTCGCAGAACAGCGATTCCGGTGACGACAATCCGGATGACGATGGCGATGAGGATCCGGAGCATCCGTCCGGCGACGACGACAACGATCCCGACGATGGCAATGCGGACCGCAGCGCGCAGGAGATGCGCCAGCGGCGGATCCGGCTGTTGAAGCTGTCGGCCTCTTCGCTCGCGCTGCGCGCCGGCCTGCCTCACTGAAATTTTTCACCGATTTCCCTCCCTTTTCCTGGCGAGGGTCACCTGGCGCGGGTTGTCGCGCCGTCTACTGTCCAATGGAGATTTTAGATGGACAAGAAGTTGCATGAGCTTCGCCAGGCTCGCGCCAAGGCGATCGACGACCTTGAAGGCCTGCTGGGCAACAAGGAAGCTTTCGAGACCAAGGAGCGGGAGATCGCCGCGATCGACGAGAAGATCGCCCAGGCCGAACGCGCGCAAAAGCTGTCCGCGTCCCGCGCCAGGCCGAGCGGCCAGCACGACCAGCTCGATCCCGGCTTTATCGCCGAAGGCATGGTAGCCGCCCAGGAGATCTATTTCGAACGCGGCGTTGACGGCCGCAATGTCCGAAAAGTGCCGGGTTTCGACCACTATCTCGCGCGCGCCCGCGCAAAGCTGCGCAGTTCGGGCCAGCCCTATACGCCCGAAGGCAAGCCAGGCTTCAACAGCCTCGGCGAGCAGCTCGCGGCCGTCGCCCGCTACTTTTTGGGTGGCAAGGACAATGGTAGCCTCGACCCGCGCCTGGTGCGCGCGCCGACCGGCGCCGGCGAAATCGATCCCTCCGCCGGTGGTTTTCTGGTGCAGACCGATTTCTCGACCGCGGTGTTCATGCGCGCCTATGAGATGGGCGAGCTGCTCGGCCGCGTCGAAAAGATGTCGCTGTCGACTGCGGCCAACTCGATCAAGATCCCGGCCGTCGATGAAACGAGCCGCGTGACCGGAAGCCGTTGGGGCGGTGTGCAGTCGTACTGGGTCGGTGAAGGCAACAATCCCGGCGCGACCAAGCCAAAATTCCGCCTGGTCGAGTTGGACCTCAAGAAGCTAATGTCGCTGATGTACATCACCGACGAGCTGATCGCGGATGCATCCGTGCTGACCTCGCTCGCCGGCAAGGCGTTCTCCGAGGAAATCATGTGGATGACCGAGGACGGCATCTTCGAAGGCACCGGCAACGGCATGCCGCTCGGCATCATGAACTCGCCCTGCCTCGTCACCATCAACAAGCAGACCGGCCAGGCCTCCAAGACCATCCTTTATGAAAACGTGGTCGGAATGTGGGCGCGTTGTTGGGGACGCTCGCGCCAGAACGCGATCTGGACCATCAACCAGGACAACGAGCCGCAGCTCTACACCATGAGCCAGGTGATCGGCACCGCGGGTGTCCCGGTCTACCTGCCCGCGAACGGTCTGTCGGGCCGTCCCTATGGCTCGCTGTACGGCCGCGAGGTGATCCCGCTGGAGTACAACAATACGCTCGGCACCGCCGGTGACATCGTGCTCGGCGATTACTCGCAATATGTGCTCGCCGACAAGGGAGGCATCCAGGCGGCCTCGTCGATGCATGTGGCGTTCCTTACCGACGAAATGGTGTTTCGCATCACCTACCGCGTCGACGGCGAGCCGATCTGGAACGCGCCGCTGACCCCGGCTAAGGGCTCGGCCACGCTGTCGCCCTTCGTGGCACTGCAGAGCCGCTGATAGTTCGCGCCCGCGCGGCGGATAAGATCCCCGCGCGCCGCCACCTCAATCCAAAAGGACAATCTTCATGGCCGACAGATTATCGCCGCTCGACGCTCTCGAGCAAAAGGAGCTCGAAGCCAATCAAGCCCGTCGCAAGGCGATCGACGCGGCCATGAAGGAAGTCCGCGAGGCCGAGATGCTTCTGAGCGATGCCAAGCAGAAGGTTCAAAGCCTTCAGCAGGCTCAGCTCAAAGCTGATTACGATTACGACACGGCGCGCCGTCGGCTGATCGAGGCCGAAGAGAGCGCCAAGGACAAGGCGGCTTAGTCCGCGCGTTTCGAATTCGCGCCGCGCCGGCGACCAGGCGCATTTCCCTTTGAACAGGAGACCGCCGTCATGGCTCGTCAATTCTCGCTGCCTGAAATCCTTCCGCCCGTCGAGTTGCTTGCTCCCGCTGCCGATGCCGCGGGCCGCACCTCGAGCTATCTCAACGTCGCAAAGCTCGACAAGGCCTATATCGTCTGCCACGTCAACCAGGGCAACGCGGCGACCGTCCAGCTCACGCCCTTGCAGGCGCAGGACACCTCCGGCACCGGCTCCAAGGCGATCACCGCCACCCAGATCTGGTCCGATCTCAACGAGGCCTCGAGCGATCAGCTCACCAAGCAGACCAACGCGGCGAACTACACCACCGATGCCGGCCTGCACAGCAAGGTCGTGGTGTTCGAGATTAGCCCACAGGATTGCATGGATCTGGTCAACGGCTTCCACACTATCGCGATTCAAACCGGCGCCTCGAACGCCGCCAACATCACCGAGGCGATGATCTACGGCCTGCACCGCTACCAGCAGGCGCAGCCGCCCTCGATCCTGACCTGATCGTATCTTTCATCGCTGCCGCGCGGGCATCGCCCGCGCTCCTTTCATTTCGTTAGCCTTGGCCTCTATGGCCTAGAGGAGCCTCTCATGTCGGACAAAGCGCGCGTTGCAGCCAAGCTCAACACCGGCAACCAGTACGAGTATTTCGACAAGACGACGTTCGAGACCGTCATGATCGACTCGCCGGTCTATTTCTATGACGATTTCATCGGCGGCGGCCACACCGCAGGCATTCCGGCCGCCGGCTCGCCGGTGGCGGGCTATCCCTGGGTCAAGAAGATCGTCGGCGCGGGACCGCCGACCGTGGCCCTGGTCTCCAACGCCGGCGCCGGACAGATCGCCTGCGCGCTGACCTCGACTTCCGAAAAGGAAGATGCCGCGCTCTACTGGAACGACAATCTCTCGCTCGACGTCACCAAGGGTCTGATCTGGCAGGCGAGGGCGCAGTTGACCGTGCTGCCAAGTCTTGCCGGCGTCGAAGGCTTCTGGGGACTGCAATCGGTATGGATCGACGGTCCGGACAATGCGGCGGAGTTCATCCGCTTCAAGGTCAACGGCAACGGCCAGGTGCAGATGGCTTGCTTCGACGGCACCACCTCGACCTCGGCCGCGGCTGGCGTCACCGTCGGCACCACCGACTGGCATCTTTACAAGATCGACTGCACCGATGTCACCGACGTCAAGTTCTTCATCGACGGGGCGCAGGTCTCGACGACGGGGCAGTTCAAGTTCGCCGCGACCGGCGCGGCTGCGATCATGCAGCCCTACAATTCGGTGTACAAGCCGAGCGGCGCGGGCGTCGCCACCCTGACGCTTGACGCGGTCAGCGCCTTTAACTTCCGCTAAGTCAACGCTTCAGCTTTTCGGAGGCCGCGATGGATCCCGCAACGCTGAACGTCGGCGATGTCGTCAACAATCGGACGATCTGCGCAATCACCCGCTCGCCGGAAGGCACATTCGTGCAGTTTTCTAGCGACGGCGCCTGGGTGAACGCGAGTTCGCTTGTACCTGCAGATGCACCGGCGCCGGATCTGCCGGCATCGCTCGAGCCAGATCTCTCGATCGAAGAATGATCACCGCCCGACATGATCGGATGATGCGGCGTGAAGCTCGCATCATCCGCGACCAGCACACACACGAGGGCAGCACATGGCCGGCAGCATCGTCGTCACAACATCCGACCTCGGCGGAGGCGTCACCAAATATTCGATCGCCTGGACCTCGGACGCGTCCGGAAACGTCAACGGCAACCCGCTCGCGCTGAAGCGCGGACATCTGCTGCAGGTCAAGTTCGCGCCTGGCTCGCCGACACCGTCCGCCAGCTATAACGTGACGCTGCCCGATGCCGACGGCGTCGATCTGTTGGCCGGCAAGGGCGCGACGCTGTCGAACACGACCTCGACTTTCGCGCAGCCAACACCGACCGGCGGCAACTCGCCGATGTTCATCGAGCCGCAGGCCGCGATCAACCTCACCGTCACCGCCGCCGGCGCGACCACGCAGGGCCGCGTCGACCTCTTCATCGGCCCGTAGTCTCCCGTGAGCCTGACGCGGATTTACAGGGTGCTTCAGCCTGCCTCGGCCGCTTTCAGCGGCCAGGGCGCCTATGACCTGATCGATCTCGCAACGCTCAAGCTGCTGCTCAACATCCCCGTCACCACCACCACCTATGACGACTTCCTGCTGAAGGCGATCACCCAGAGCTCCGGCGAGGCCTCTCGCTTTTGCAACCGTGTGTTTCCGATCGAAACCCTGCAGGAGCAGATCTATCCGCCGCGCGATTATTTCCCGCCGATCGCGATCGGCGGCGTCGGGCCGCTGCAGCTCAAGCGCTGGCCGATTGCAGGCCAGGCCTGCGTCGCTGGTCTTGCGGCTCCGACCATCCCTCTGCTTTCGACCGTTGCCGGCGGCGCGCTGACCGCGACGCGCTATTTCGTCGTTGTCAGCTATGTGACCGCCGCGGGCGAGACCGCGGTCTCGGTCGAAGCGAATCTCGCGATCGCATCAAACAATCTCTTGGTCGTGGCCTCGCCCAAGCCTGACAGTTTTGGGCTCGCGAGCGGATGGAACGTCTATATCGGCACCAAGTCCGGCCAGGAGACCTTGCAGAACGCTTCGCCGCTGCCGATCGGCTCGGCCTTTACGCTGCCGACCGGCGGGCTCGTCGCCGGCGCCCAGAACCAGTTCGTCTCGGTGATCGAAAACCAGATCCCGCTCGCCGAAGGCATCGATTTCCTGGTCGATTATTATAGCGGAGAGATGACCAGACTCGACGTCAATGGGTGGCCGAAACGCTGGCCACCACTGCCGATCGTCGTGCTCTATCCCGCCGGCTATGCGATGACCGATCCGGAGCTCGCCGACGCGCAGGATGCGGTCTCTCGCCTGGTCAAGGGCCGCTATTACGCGCTGAACCGCGATCCGGCGCTGCGTCAGGAAAATATCGAAGGCGTGTGGTCGGCCGCCTACTGGTTCGCCTCCGGACCAGGCGCCGCTTCCGGCAATCTGCCGCCCGACGTGCAGGCGCTGCTCGAGAAGTACCGCACCCCCGTGGTCGGCTGATCTTCCCACGGCCTTTCCTCTCCTAGCTCGCAATCGCAAGGACATCCCCCGATGAGCGTCACTCCGAATCAGATCGTGATTTACGGATCGGCCAACATGCCGGAGGCCGACAGCGCGACGGTCGGCGGCGCGGTGGATTTTACCAAGCGCGTCAGCTTCTACGATATTTCCGCGGCCGGGGCCTTCGACGTGGTGTCGAGCTCGTCCTCCGACACGGCGGTCAAGGTCCAGGTCACGGGGCGCGATTCCACCGGCACCATCCAGACGCCGGCGGCGGTGACCCTGACCGGCACCACGCTGATTGCCAACACCTTCGGCGGCCAGTCCTTCGAGCGGCTGCTGTCCGGCGTCATCACCGGCGGCGCGATCGGATCGCTTTCCAATCCCGGCGGCACTGCTGCGGTGGGCGACGTCGCCGTGATGGCCCACACCCGCGAGATCGCCGGCCACACCGCGCAGGCCGGCTCCGCCAATACCACCGGCACCACGCCGCCTTTGTTCAAGCTGCAGGCCGGCGATGGCGCCACCTTGGCCGCGCTGACTTATGCGGGCCTCGGCCTGATCATCCGCATCACCGGCGGCACCGGCGTCAACCAGCTTCGCTATATTTCCGCGCCATATTCAGCCGGCGCCTATGGCACAGACGTTGTCGCCATCAACCGCGACTGGGGCACGATTCCGGACGCCACCTCGACCTACGATATCGCGTTTGGCATGCTGTTCGACATCTCGCCGAACGCCGTCACCGCGATCACACGGCTGTTTGCCACCGCGCAGGCCGACGTGCCGGGTGGAGCGTCGCGCACCTTTTACGAAAAGGTCTTTGCGGTCAACACCAACGCCACCACCGCGCTCACCGCTGCTGCGATCGAGGTGCTGAGTGAGACGGCGGCCCTGCCTGGCACCGCAGCGCTCGATCTGGCGCTGACGAAAGTCCTCAACGATACCGCTACGGTGGCCAACCGGCAGACCTTGCCGGCCAACGGCGACTCGAGCGCGCTCACCTTCGTCACCCAGCCGTCGCCGATCAATGTGATCGCCTCGCCCGGCTCGCTGCCAGCTGGTGGTGTTGCGGCGGATGCGCAGGGAATGTGGCTGCGGCTCACCCTTCCGGCCGGCACCACAGCCTACAAGGGCACCGCCGATATCCGCACCACGGGATCGACGACGTAAATGGCGATCTATGTCTATGTCACGGCAACCGGCGTTTTGCAGTCGTATTGCCCCAACGACACCGATCCGGTCGCACTGCCATCGGTGCTGGCCGCCAATGGCCTGACCGCGGTTTCTGGGCTACCCCAGCTTGGGCCGACGGTCGCCTGGGATCCGGTCAACAAGACCACCAAGACGGTGACGCCGCCGCCGGTGCCGCAGCCGCTTCTGACGGGCATCTGGATCCTGCGATTTACGCCGCAAGAGTTTCAGGCGATTGCGGCTTCGACCGATCCTACCGTGCAGCAGTTCATGTACGCGCTCAATCATACGACGCAAATCGATCTATCGACGCAGCAAATGATCAACGGCGTGAATTTCCTCGTCTCGGTCAATCTGCTGGCGTCGTCACGGGTCGCGGCGATCATGGCTGCACCGGCCAGCATCAACGGACCATAGGCGATGCCGGGCGGATTTCCGATAGGGCCGGAGATTTGTAACGGCTCGTCTGCCGGGATTGTGTCTTCCTCAAGCTCCGCCTTGGCGGTGACGGGAGGCACGGCGAACAACTTTGGCGCCTGGACGCAGATGATTGCTGCGACGTCTTTTGACGTTGCCTATATCGTGGCGATGGTCTCCGACCAGGTCGTATCGAATTTCAATTCGGTCTACGACATCGGCATCGGCGCGGCTGGAAACGAGACCCCGATCGTCAATAAACTGATGGGGTATGGCGGCAACGGCAACAATTACAATGCCTATGAATTGCCCGTCAGCATCCCGGCCGGGACCCGGATATCGGTGCGCGAGCTTGGTGGCGGAAGTGGAAATTCCGGGCATATCGGACTTGAGCTTTTCGATGCCGGCTTCACCAACATGGAAGGCGGCGCCGGCGTTGATGCGGTCGGCTTCGTCGCCGGAACATGCCACGGCACGTCGGTCACCACAGGCGCGGCCAATACAAAGGGGTCATATTCCCAGCTCGTTGCCAGTGCGGCGCGGGATTATCTCGGCTTCTGTGTTGCGATCGACGGGCTCGATGCCGCGCTAGGGGTTCACGGCATTCTTGATATTGCGATCGGCGCTGCCGGCAGCGAACAGATCATCGTGCCCGACTGGATTTTCACGCTCACCACGCAGGGTTCTCCTGTTTCAAAATTCTATGCGATTCCGATTCCGGCCGGCGCCAGGGTCGCGGCACGAGCCCAGGACATCACCGGCGCGCAGAGTTTTGGGGTCACTGTTTACGGGGTTTACAAATGACCTGGACCGTCGATTCTTCCGGGTCGAAGACCGCGACGGTTGCGGGCACCTGCACGATTTCGAATGCGTCGCCGGCGGTCATCTCGATGACCAATACGGCGTCCGCCAACGACATGGTGACGTTTTCCACCACGGGAACATTACCGACCGGGCTGTCGCTAGGCGTGACCTATTTCATCATCTCGGCCGGTCTTTCCGGCTCGCAATTCGAGGTCTCGGCGACCAAGGGCGGTTCCGCGATCAACACCTCGAGCGCCGGCAGCGGCACGCATACTGCGACCATCGAGCATGTGCTGGATGAGCCGACGACGTCGGCGACATACGCGTTCAGCGCCGATGCCAAGAACATGGCGCTTGGCGACCTTGTCGAACTGCGGTGCTATGACATGGTCGATGGCACGAATTATGCGCAGATGTGGAAGGGCACCTATCAGCACGCCCAGATCAACAATGCCAAGGTGTCGCCGCCGATCGCCGTGACGACGCAGGCCAAGTTCACGCTGAAGCAGCTCGCCGGTACCGGCCGTGTTTTCCCCTGGAGCGTGCGAAGGATATAGGCCGTGTATTATTACTATGGCCTGATCGAGGAACTGCCGTCGGGCGGCAGCGGAACATCGGTCACCGCCGATTTTGGCGGCGCGGTGGAATTCGTCGCGAGCATTCGCAGCGAAGCGGTTGCGCTTGTCGATTATCTGTCCGGCCTGACCGCGGATCGTACCGCACCCATCGAATCGCTCGCTGGCGTTCGCACTGAGAGCGCCATATCGATCGATACTTTGTCGGCGGCAAGGTCGGATGCTGTCTCCCAAGCCGAGATCCTCTCCGGCGTCGCGCCGCAGGCAGGCGTCGCAATCGAAGACATCGCCAAGCTCAGTTTCGACCAGGCCGCGACGCTGGAGGATATTTCTGCCGCGCGGGCCGACACGGTGTCCGCCGACGAGATTCTCGCCGGAGCCGCCGCGCAAAGTGCTTCTCAAACCGAATTCCTCGCCCGCAACCAGGCCGATACCGCCGCGCCGGTCGAATTCGCCGGCGCGATCGGCGTCACCGGCAACGCGGCTTCGCAGCTCGAGATCACTGCGGCCGCGCGAGCGGATGCGATCGCCAACCTCGAAACCGGCACTTCCGTGCGTGCCGATCGCGCGGCGCAGATCGAAGACACCGCCTCGGCATCGGCGAATTCGTCAGTGCCGATCGACAGCCTCGCCAAGGCACAAAGCGACACGGTGACGAATCTGGAAGTGCAGGGCGGCATCGCGGTCAGCGGCAATGCACCAATCCCGATCGAGGTGACGAGCAAATTCTGGTCGTTCGTCGGCAGCCTGATCGAGATCATCCAGAACGTCTTTTTGAAGTCGCCGCGCGTGGCCGATGTGCTGCCCGAAAACCGTTCGGTCCAGGTCGCGGCGGAAAACCGCAAGGTGACCCCTTCCGTCGATGGTGGCTGACAATGGCTTTCCTGCAATGGCCGTCGCGCGATCCGAACGAGAGTCCGCTCGATTATGACATCGACTGGAGCTTGCGGCTCGCCGGCGACACCATTGCGACCTCGACCTGGACCATCGTCGCCGGCAGCGTGACCATCGAGAGCACGAGCTTTTCGTCGACCGAAACCAAAGTCTGGCTCAATGGCGGCACCTTGGGCGTGCTCAACACGCTCAACAACAAGATCACCACCGCCGGCGGCCGCGTCATGGAGCAGAGCGTCAATCTGGCGATGGTGACGAAGTAGATGGCCGATCCGACCGATCCCGCGATCGTCGCGGCCTATACCCGCGCCTTTGCGCGGATGGGCGTTGCGGTCTCGGTCACGATCAAGCGCGAGACCGGCTTTGCGCCTGGTCCGGTGACCACGGTGACCGCAAGCGTGATGGCGATCGTGCGGGACTATCAGCCGGACCGTCCGTCGGCGAGCCGCGAAGGCTATTCGTCGAGCGAGGTCGGCGGGCTGACACAAGGCGATCGCCTGGTGATCGTGATGACCAGCGATCTGCAAGCGGCGTCGTTTCCGCTGCCGGTTCGCAAGAACGATCGCGTGGTGATCAACGCAACCGGCGACGAGCTCAACGTCGTCGACGTCGATGCCTATAAGCGCGCCGCTGCAGGTGCGATCGAGCTGAAGGCGGCGGGGATCGCGTAGTGCCCGAGCAGGCGAGCGCCTAGCGAGCCGTTAGCGAACGGCGCAAAGGAAAACAATGGCCGGCGAAGTCGTCATCGATCGCACCAGGCTCGACTATCGGCTCGGCCGGCTCGAGCCCGCGGTCCACGACGCGCTTGTGCTGGCAGTCACGATCGACGCCGGCGATCTATTGGGGCGGATGCAATCGCTCGCCGGTGGCGACCTAGTGCAGGTCAGGACCGGCAAGTTCCGAAAGAGTTTCAAGGCGAGCGTGCGGCAGCGGCCCAACAAGGTCCAGGCCACCGTCGGCTCGAAAAGCCCGCTCGCCCATATCCTCGAGGGTGGCGCCAATATCCCGGCTCACGACATTCTGCCAAAGAACAAGCAGGCGCTTTTGATGCAGATGGCATCCGGCAAGATGTTTGCCGCCCGCGTACATAGTCCCGGCGGCAAGATCGATCCCAAAATGGTCGTGCACACCGCGTTTGATCAGATGCGCGGTTCGATCGAGGCTGACCTGATCGAGGCTGGTCACGCTGGGGCTGCCTCCGCATGACCGCGCGCAAGACGATTGCGGCCGCGCTATTGACGAAATTGACCGCCGGCGGCGCGTTCACCGCCAGTGGTCGCCGCGACAGCAAGCCGGAGCAGGCAGCAAGCATTGGCGCGCCAGGCCTGTTCCTGCTCAAGCCGCGCGAGGTCTACACTTACGAGAGCGGCGCCAATGGTGTGCCGCCGGTCAGGGACCTGCACTTTTTGGCGCTGATCTACACCGATGTCGGCACCACCGATCCCACCCAGGTGCCGGCGGATGTGATCGACGATCTGCTCGATGCGATCGATACGGCGCTTGCGCCATCGCCATCCGACCAGGTCATGAATGGCGCGCGCCAGACGCTCGGCGGCATCGTCTATGACTGCCGGATCGAGGGCGATGTCGATATTGCGCCCGGTGACGTCCAGGGCAAGGGCATGGTGCTGGTGCCGATCCGCGTCGTGCTGAATCAATATCCGTGAACGAGGCGCCCATGATCGACAAAGAAGATTTCGCCGAAGCGCGGCCAGCGCCATCTCGCCGATCGGCGCCGTCTCGCCGCTCGATGCTGATCGAGGCGTGGTTCACCGAACATTTCCACGGCCATCCAGCGATGCGCCATACCGAGGCTTTCAACCATGTGCGCCGCGCGGTTGACGAGCTTAAAGAGCGGCTTGAACGGGAGCCTTAGAGATGACGCAATTTGTTTTCGGCAGCGGCACACTGATCGGCAAGCGCACCGACGTCACCAACACGCCGCCGGCGCTGCTCGGCACGCTGCAGGACATCACGGTCGATTTCGATCGTAAGCTGGAGCGGCTGCTCGGGCAGTACAACATGGCGGTCGCGATCGGCGGCGGCGAGTTCAAGATCTCCGGCAAGGCCAAGTTCGCCCGCCTGCAGTCGACCCAGCTCAACAACCTTTTCCTGGGCCAGACGCTGACCGCGAGCTCCACGCTCGAGATGACGACTGGCGAGGCGGCAAACACGGCGACCACCACGTTCACCGTGGCCAACGGCGCGACCTTCACCGAGGATTTCGGCGTCTTCTACGCCAATACCGGCGTGCAGCTGACGCCGGTCGCTTCGGGCCCTGCGACTGGGCAATATATTCCAGGCGCAGTCGGCGTAGGCACCTACACCATTGCGGCTGGCGATGAGAACACGCCGCTGCTGGTCTACTATCAATATACGCTCGCCAGCGGCAACAAGATCGCGCTGGCCAACCAGCTGATGGGCCCGGTGCCGGTGTTCGAGCTGGCGCTGAAGGAGAGCTTCACCTATTTCGGCGTCACCAAGGACCTGGTGCTGAAGCTCAACGCCTGCGCATCCTCGAAACTGTCGCTGCCGTTCAACAACGCAAAATTCTCGATCGCCGAGTTCGACTGGGAGGCGTTCGCGGACGCCTCCAACAACATCGGCACCATCGGGATGACGGAATAGTCGCGAGGCGATTTGGTACAAGGGGACTCAATGCCGTTCGAACTGAAACAGGGTGCCGTGACGGAAGGCCTGCCGACCATCACCCTGGCAGGCCATCCTTATCTTGTTCCTCGATTGCGGCTGCGCGAGCGGATCGCGATCGCGCGGCTCGCGCCGAAGGTCAAGGCGATCTCGGAGAAGTTTCCCTCCAAGGAAGCGCTCGCCGCCGGCGCCATGGTCGATCTGTCGGAAGACGATTATCTGGTGATGGTCGATGTGGCGAAGTACGCGCTGGCTGCGCTCTATCCCTCAGTCACCCGCGAGGATCTCTTGAACGAGACGATCGAGTTCGACGAGCTGTTCGCAGCCTATCCTGTCATCGTTCAGCAGGGCATGAGCCGGAGGGCCAGCGCGGCGGATCCTGCGGGGGAAGCCAAAGCGACGAGCCAGACGAATTCTTCTGGCGAAGGCTCGTCGCCAACCTGATCCTCGATCTGGACGGTGCGTTCACCCGCGACCAGGTGCTCGATTTCGACGTCGATTTTCTCGACGACCTGTTCGAGGCCTGGGAAGACTGTCCGCCGCTCCGGCGCATGATCGCCGCCTTCATGGGCATCAAGCCCAAGGAAAAGCCGTCGAAGAATTTCGCCGAGCTGTTGGCGATGTTCCCGGGCGGCACCATCAGATAGGCTTTTGAACGATGGCCGACGTCCAGGTCACATTCGGCGCCAACATCGATGCGCTGAAAAAAGGCGTCGACGGCGTCAGGGACTCGATCGATTCACTGCACGAGTCTGCCACGAAGCTTGCGGAAGTTTTTGGTGTCGCCTTTACGCTCGAGGGCGTGAAAAGCTTCGTCGAATCGATGGCCAATCTCGGCGAGACCACCGAGAAAATCGGCGCGCGGTTAGGTGTTTCGAACAGCCAGGTGGTGGCGTTCTCAGGATTGGCCGCGAAGGCCGGCACCGATCTGACCGGCTTTACACAGGAGATCGAGCGCGCCTCGGCCAATGTGCAGAAGTCGACCCGGGACGCCATCAACCCGGCCGCGCAAGCGTTGCGCGTGCTGGGCTTGTCAGCGGGCCAGCTAATAGGACAGCCGACCGATCAATGGTTCTTGCGGATCTCGGATGCGGTCTCGAAATTCAATCCGTCGCTGAACCTCACGAATGCGGTCACGGTGGCGTTTGGCCGGCAGATATCGAACCTCTTGCCGATCATGCTCGAGGGCAGGGAGAAGCTGCAGGAATTCCTCGGCGAATGGGCCAAGGCCTCGGAAGGCATCGCCGCCGGCGCGCCTGGCATGGCCAATACCCATGAAAAGCTTCTCTTGCTCGAGCAGAGCCTGACATCGCTGGGCGCGCGAGTTTTTTCCACGCTGAAGCCGGCGATCGACGCCGCGATCGAAGGTTTTACGCACTGGGTGCAGAGCATCGATACCGCGACAATCATCAACGCGGTCAAAACCATTGCGAGCGCCACGGTCTCGATCATCCAGACCGTCGGCGAGTTCGTCATTAACGTGAGTGGCTTCATCGATTCCTTCATCGACAAGATCAGGAGTATTTCCAGCTTTTTCGACTTCAGCGGCAGTGCCAAGAGCAATATCTACGGAAGTGACGTTCTCGACGAAGCACTTGGCGAGAAATACAAGCAGATCGACAAGACCGCCGAGCTCGGCAACGACAAACTTCAGCAGCGCAAAGACCAGCTCGAGGCGATCGTCGAAGGTTTCCGCTCGATCACCGACAAGGCGATCGCTTCGATCAGCGCGCCGCAAGAGCAAAGATCGACTGAGGGTAAGCAGAACGCTGGCGGCATCAATATCGGGCTCGGGCAGGCCGCGGCAGCCGCCGTCCAGGCCGCGCAGGGCCAGATCAAGGCAGCCGATCTCGTCTATGCCAACGAAGTCGAGAAGATCAAAAATTCCTTTGCGCTCTATCAGATCACCGAGGACGAGAAGACCCAGCTGACGATCGCCGCATTGGATCGCCGCGAAAAGGCCGAGCTCGCCGCGATCGCCGAGGCTGAAAAGGCGCAAGGCCTGTCGCCAGCACAATTGCAGAGGCTCGAGGACGAGAAGACCCAGATCATCCAGAAGGCGGTCAACCAGCGCCAGCAGATCCAGGACGCCGGGCTGCATGCCGATGTTGCCGCGTGGGAAAGCGCACTGAAGCCGATCGAAAGCGCGTGGAATTCGCAGCTGCGCGGATTACTCGCCGGCACCGAGACCTTCAGCCAGGCGATGAAGAAGATGTTCGCCGATCTCATCATCGTCATCATCGAAAAACTGGAAGAGCTGGCGGTTCACAAGCTCGCCATCAACCTTGCAGGAATTTTCGGCGACCCGGCGGCGTTGTTTGCTAGCGCCTCCAAAGCCATCACCGTCAGCATGGGGCAGATGTATGCCGGCGAGGCGGCGTATTTTGCGCCATTTCTCGGTCCCGGCGCGCCAGCGGCCGCAGCCGCGGTGGTCGGCACCACGCAAGCGACAGCGCTCGGCATTTCCGGGATCGGTGCTTTCGAAGTAGGAGGTAAGGTGCTCTCCAGCGGGCTCGGCATCATTCACGCCGGCGAGACCATCGTGCCGGCCAATGTGGCGACGCCTTACCAAGGCGGAGGCGGAGACACTCACATTCACTTTAACGTAAACGCCGTGGACGCAGCTAGCGTGCAGCGGTTCTTCAAGGAGAACGCGACACAGCTCGCGCGAGTCCTGCAGAGCCACCGCAATCTCAACCCGAGCACGGCCTAGCCGAGAGAGACATAAATGGCCTGGACTGGTCCTGTCTTTCCGGCGCTGATCGGGGCCAAATATCCGATCCCGAAAAAAATCAACTGGGATGCGGCGAAGGCGCGGTCGCTGTCGGGCAAGAACGCGCGGTTTTCGAACTTCACCTATCCGACCTATACCTGGCAGATCGACGTGGCGATCCTGCGCGTAGCTTCCGCGTTCCAGGAATTGCAGACGCTGCAGGGATTCATCAATGCCCTGCAGGGCTCGGTCGGGCTATTCGGCTATACCGATCCCGACGACAATGCGATTTCCAACCAGGTCTTCGGTACCGGTGACGGATCGACCACCGGCCCGTTCCAGCTGGTGCGATCGTTCGGCAGCTTCGTCGAGCCGATCTTCCTGATCAACGGCACACCAACCATTGCGATCGCCGGCACGCCGACCTCGGCCTACACGATCGACGGTTATGGTCGCATCACCTTCAATGCGGCGCCGGCGCTCGCTGCCTCGCTGACCTGGTCGGGATCG